ATGCTATCAAGTACCTAAAGATTAACAACTACAACAGGTCAACAACTGGTCTAACTGAACTATCGCCATATACGTGGCTTAAGCCATCGTGGGCACAAAGTGGGCGTGGTCATGCAGTCTTAGCAGTGGTTGAAGGAGATCCATTAAATGCGCTTAACGTAACTGTTGGCTTTGATCCAGATGCAGATATCGGAGATACAATATTTTTAGGTAATACAAATAGCACTGGTACTGCTACTGCAGGTTTTGGTGTCTCTGGTGGTCAGGTTGTTATGTACGGTTTTGACAAAGCCAACGGTAATGACGAACATATGTATATTACTTCCGCTAATCCAGGACGTTGGGATATCAAAGGCGATGTTAATGTAACTGGTTCTGTAAGTTCGTCAGAGTTTGTAAGAACTAAAAACTATGCTGATGCAGGAGCTAGAAATGAAGCTATTCCTGCACCAGCGGCTGGCACAATGGTAGCAGTTAATGGGCAGTTCCAACTTTACGACGGTGCTAGCTGGAACACATTGGGTGCAACTGGCCCCACTGGCCCAACTGGACCGGCAGGAGCGCCGGCAGGTGCAATCGGTAGATGGGTAATTAATGTATCTAATTCATCGAGCTCTACTGTTGCAACTCCAACACAGCCAGGAGAAATACGTGCCAACGGTACTGGCGCACCAGCTTCGATGACTGTATTAAAAGCTAAAACAATTACGCTTGAAGGTACTAATATGTTAGGATACGCAAACCTTCTTAACACAAAAACTGGTAGAGTCCGTATTCAAGTATATGGTCAAACTGGTTATAGTTATTTTACTTGCAGTGCAAGTAGCGACGGTGGTTCGTCTGGAGGTGTATTGACATTGGGCTTAACCCATGTCTATTCTACTTCAAACGATTGGGATGGTAACTGGGCAAACAAAACCATTACATTATCATTTGAAGGTATGTAAATCTACCTTGTCCAATAAAAAAGGGGCCATTGGCCCCTTTTTCCTTTATCAATATTAAACCAATTTAAACAATCCAAACACAGACCCGTCCTGTGTACTATACGCAAGATAGTCAACATGCGGGTCTTGGTAGTTAATGCTGGACCCAAACCAGTGTTCTTCTCGCTCTTGTTGCGATACTTCTACCCAGTAGCCATCTTCTCCAGTTTCTAAGTTATCTGGTACCCAACGTTTTGCTACACAAGTTTCAGTATTGTACCACCAAACGTCAGAGTCTGGAAATGGCGGCGGAGTAATTCCAGAGTAAACTTTATTTTCTGCGGCAAAATATAAATGTGTACCTGTTGGGTGATTTTGTTTACGTGCAATAGCTTCAGCTGGATTTTCATTTCCGTTTGCATCTTCTAGTAACTCGTATGTTTCAACCCTGCTTAGTCCCATGTTAAACTTTTTAACCGAGCCATTTTCAATCACAGGTTTAAAATTGCTATCAACATAACATAAAAAGAACTCGGGTGCCATGTCATTACCTGCTATATCAATTGAAGGAATAACAAACATATGGTTTCGGCCTCGGTGTAATGTTATAGTTGGGTTTGCATCAAGATACATGTCCTTGACACCGTTAACTATTTGTTCGCTAGAAATTCCCGTTACACCCCAACAGTTTCTATCCGCTATCCAAACAAAGTTAAAGTTTGTAAGAGGTGGCGAAGGTTCAGAGTCAAGCGTTGGATCACCGCCTGCGGCGTTTGCGTCACCAGTAATTACAGTAGAAGTATAACCAACTAGTTTTCCGCAATAGTCATATATTGGATCTTGTTGAGTGAATAGCGGATCTTGTGGAGTTAGTGCTGTTACCGCTAAACTATATAACTCAGGACCAACTAAACCCGGCCAAATGTTTTGATATCGTATACCATTAATATCAGCTGGATAACTTGCGGTCTTAGATAAATTAGAAACAAGTGCTGTAGCCGTAGCTGTAGCTGTTTTTAAATTAGGTGTTGATGTAGGCGGATAATCAGCAGAAGTTCTGTCTAATGCCGCAATGGCTGTAGCAGGCGGAGGCGGTGCAAGAGTCATTGCAGGTTCGCCTGCTTTATAGGGCTTTCCTGTCATTAGATTATGCTTATGCCTAAAGTCTGGAAATAATTGTCTATTGATAGATTTCTTTAAGGCCTTGGTAACACCTTGTAATTTTTTCTTAAGGTTGTTTAATTTCTGCCCTGGAATATCTTCCATCTTGTTTAAGTGTTTTTGTATACTACCAAGAATACTTTCCGGATTGTATTTTCCAGTGTTAAGGCCTCCGTTGCCAGAAAGACATAATTCTGGTTTTCCTAACCTACCTATATCTTTAAGAATAGCATTTGCCTCAGCGAACTCTGCGTCAATAACTTCTGAAATTACATCAGGTATTTTAGGAGCCTTAAGAGGAATTTTACACATGCCGTCGAGAGCCAACAAATTTTGCACTTCGGCAATGGCTGCATTTACTCTGTCAAGGCCACCCTTTAGTCCTGATAGTTCTTCTAATGCTTTGAGTTCGCTTTGTAATTCTTTAAGCTCGTTTTGTAAGTCTTTGAGACTCGGTGTGCCTGGAAAGTTATCTTGTATCAGTGCATCGATGTCTGCTTGAACGCATAAGAGATTGCCTTTAAGCATGTTCTCAAGCCCGCCAAATAAAATAGCACAAATAATGTCTTTAATTGGTTTGTTTAAGATGCCTTTCGTTGCAACCTTTACACCTGGAATAATTGGAATGTCTGCCATAGTAGAATACTTATGCCCACTTCAGATCCGGTGGCAGTGCAGAACCACTCCTGCCTCCTCCTTTTTCGTACGGGGCTGTTCCGTTTCTTGCAACCAACACTGATACGATTTCTGGACTACTTCCCCCATGTGCCGCGTGTACCCATCGCCCTTCGTAAATTAATTGACTAAAAGAACCGTTCATATTTTTACCAATATGCTTGAACAAATCCTTTGCCTTCAATGCAGGATCGCCTTGACCTAGTATTTGAATATCCACTGCACGACCACAAGGATGGTCGCCGATGCTATTCTTTGCTCCAAGTGACTTGTCAAAAGCAGGTGTACGATAGCCAGAACTAATTGTTATTTTAAATCCAGCATCAACCAAAGGATCTAAAATGTTCCTACATAATTTCTGCCAATTGCAAGCAATTTGTGCAGGCGTTAAATTTGCCTCTGGATTTGCCACAGGCTTATATTTCATTTGAGAAAATTTAAAATACTTACTGCAAGAAGTATCCCACATAGCATCTGTATAAGTCGAGCAGTCTGTTGTGTCTGGTTGTGGTGCAGGTGCAGGTGCAGGATTTCCTGTTTCGGCTTGTCCGTTTTCGCCAACGTTTCCCCCGCCCATTGTTTTTTGCATATCTTCAGTGGCGGCCGCGTGGCCTTCGGGGGTGTCTTCATAATAGATTTCGCCCGACGGTGTTACCTTGCGGGCAGCATTAGCAGTAGGCTTCATTTTGCACATAAAAAAATCTCCCATATATTTATGGGAGATTTTTAATTATGGGCCTACGTTTACGTTTGGGCTACCTTCTGCTCTTGGGTGCCCGCAACTATCTGCATCTCCTTGCCTATTTACAGGAATATTACCTATAAAAACTGTTGAGCTGCCGTTAGCTGTTACTGGGCTATCGTGTTCACCGAGACCGTGACTTTCTACTGCACTACCATCAATAGCAATAAGAATATTGTTAGCAAAAACAGTACCTTGTGCAATTTCGGTTACAACTGCACCGTCGTCATTTGGATCGCCTAATCTGTGAACAGGTTTACTCATTATATTTTCATGCCAGCAGGTGCCAATTGAATTCCACTTAATGCAGATGTATATTGATCAGCTAGTTCTTTGTCAGTATTTGCTGTTGTAACAACCAATGCTTTGTTAATCTTTAAATTACGTGCTCTATCTGGACTCACGGTCATTAAGTAAGGCATTAATGCAGGGCCGCCTTTGGGGCCTTGGCCTAAACACACAGGACGGTCGATGGTATAGCTATTTGCATCTTCGCCAACAAAGCAGCCAATAAGTTCTTCGCCACTGCTCATCTTAAGAGAGATGACATCACCGTCTTTTTTAACATCAATTAACATTTTGTTCCTTTAAAAATTTATCTATGTTCGAGCTGCCGCCTATATATGTACCCTTATACCAAAATTGCGGGATAGTATTTGGGTTATATCCTAGGCGATATTTCCATACTTCGAATGCTCTATGTAGCGCATCTTCGTCGTCGACATTTACCGTTTCAAATGCAATGCCTGCGGCTTCTAACTTTTCTTTTGCTACTTTACATGCATCGCACCATTCGGTTGTGTAAAGCTCGGTAAAACTCATAGTGCAGGTAAAGCATCATAATCAACCGAATCACTCATAACCCCAATGACATAGCTTGTTGATTCAGATTCTTGCAATGCTGTTTGTTTTTTGCTAGTATCACTATGCTTGTTGAACCAAGGGATTGGAGTAGTCTTTGGTGCATGATTCCAATACTTAATGCCAATGGCCTTTAATGCATCTGTAGCTGTATAATCAACAAATTCGCGAAGAATGTTTGCATTTAATCCAATAACCGGACCTTTCTT